ATTGTAAATATATTTTACATCTATCCTATATTATGTTATAATTATACTATATTTTAAATAAGTGGAGTGAAAAATGAGTAAAGAATGGGCAAATGATATTAATGCAATGCACGATCATTTCGGTGTTCATGAAGTGGTCTCGAAATTTGATGAAAAAAGACTTAGTGAATTCGTCAAATTTCGAGCAGAATGTGTACAAGAAGAAGTAGATGAATTCCAAGTAGCATTCAACAAAAGAGATCCAGAGGAAATGGTAGATGCACTAATAGATGTATGTGTATTTGCCATTGGTACTCTAGATCTTCTTGGTGTAGATGCTAATAAAGCTTGGAATTCAGTATATAGAGCTAACATGAATAAAAATGTTGGCATCAAAGAAGGTCGCCCCAACCCATGGGGATTACCAGACCTTATCAAACCAGAAGGATGGACTCCTCCATCGCATGACGGTAACCACGGTAATTTCGATAAAATCTAGAGATCCTTAGATATATTACTTTAGAAATATAGCTAAATAAATCTCTTATAGATCAATGGCTTATAACCCTTATATCGTGTAGTTTTGAGAAGATACCTTAATCTATGGGTATATCCGAGAAAGTCTATTAATTTGCAAAACTACACGATTTTTCTTGAAAATAAATTGAAAATAAATTGAAATAAATGTTTACAAGTAATCTATACTATGGTACAATGAACTATAAATTAAATTAATTGAGAAGGAGAGATATTATGAAAACACTATCAAATGTATTAGAGACCGGCGAAGAAAATGAGCTATTATCGTGTATGGAAAGGGGTATATTATCGTGTAATAGATATCTAAATTATGAGGGGGGATTACACGATCACCTTTTTTCAAGTAAAGATTCCCCATTTCTTGCAAGAACCATTTTCACACATTTCGGAGGAGCTATTGCGATCTCAAAGATCCTTTCAACCATACTTGAAGAGGGTCATGCCCACTTTATAACGGAAGAGCTAAAATCCTCAGGTCTTGATATGATCTTACGTAGGGAAGACGCTAATGGGTACGATTTTATTTTACAAAGATCAAATGGGAAACTAATTGTGGAAATTGAACAAAAGATCACCACCACATTGGACGAAGGGAAAATGATAAAAAAGTGGACTACCAATAAATACTCGTGCAATAAAGTTCCGCTACACCTTTTAATTCCTTATAGAACTCACGAAGATAAAATCTCTGAATTGGGAGCTTATCTTGTAGATAAGGATGCTGATAATTCCGTAATAGAAACATCAACTAAATCTGAGAATTCTGGATTCGGTAATATCGCTTTAACGCCAGAGGCTATGAACTCCCCAAATTTTGTAAGGCTTATAGGTGATATATCCATGACTAGTATGAAAGGTAATGTGATGACATCGGGACCACAAGCTATATTAGTTAATAGACTGGAGAAATAAAATGAAAAAAGTAAAGAATATTGTTTTGCAAGAACGTAGCGCTATAGCAAGGAAAAAAACAATAGGGGCTTATATAACAGTAAAGAATAAAAAGGATGATGTAAAAGTTATTGTCACTGAGAAGGAGTTCACCAATAAGTCTTATATTTTTCATATCCCTTATGAAGCTTGGAGTGCTAGAGTTAAAAGAACGATCGAAATTCCATTTGATCTGAATACTGGAAAGCCAAGACGACAAAATCATTGGTGGGATTATGAGGTTGCTCGTGGTTTAGAATTAAGTCAGATTTTAGGATTAATGGGAGTAAAATAATGAGTAAAAATAAAGAATATAATTTATATATCCAGGAAGATGGATTTAGTAAAGTTCTAATCGAACATCCTGGTAAATTCCAAAACTGGTGTATAAAAAAATGGGGTGGCTCTTATCAGGACAATGAAAGCGCTAAGAAGCACCTATATCATACCTATGGCAGAGAACAATTAGTGGCAAGGGGTATTATCGGAGGAAACGACTAATGGAAGATCATCTTAAAAAACAAATGATATATGATCACAATAAACCAGAGGAAATAAGTAATAGGTACTCACTCTATACATCTAAAAGCGGTATGGCAGGAATAAAAATAAAAGAGCCAGATCGCTTTAGATTCTCAATGATTAAGAAGTTTGGTCAAACCTGGCAGAAAGATCTCCTGTCACATAAACAATATATTAGACATTATACCTTTGAACAATTGTATAAAGTAAGTAAAGGTCTGATAGAGTGATTTTACAATTGACCTATATAATGATATAATAGATACTATGAAAACCCCAATAGATATATTAAATGAAGCAAAGGATATACAGATAAAGAAGGGAAATGATTATCAGAATCCTAATTCAATAATAAGACAAAGTGATTATTATCCTAGAGGATGCAGCACTATACTAGATATCATGACTGGTAAAGTTCTCAGAATGAGATCTGTTATTGAAGCAATGGAAAATGATCCTAATTATAATCCCAATTTCGAATCACTAGAAGATAGTGCAATCGATCTAATTAATTATTCTTCATTCTTTGCATCTTATATAAACTCAGGTATTGATGGACAGGATACCTCTCGTGATTTTTTAAATAGGAAAATTGATTATGAAACTGAAAGAAGGGCTTCTTACCCTAAGAAATAAATTAAATGATGAGGGATACGAAACAGTCACAAAGAATTGGCAGGGATCGACAGACCATCCAGCTTTTCTAGAAATCCTACACGCAAACTTTATAGGTGATATGTATGAGGATCCTGAAGTCGCTTCCCTCGAATTAGAAGCTACCCAGCCATGGGCCAATGTACATTTCTCTGAAAGAGTATCTGGTATACCTTGGAACCCACCTCCATCACATACTATGTGGTTAAAGGATACTGAAAAATACCTTAGTGGTAGTGAAGCATTCTCTCATTCGTATCCAGAACGGATGTGGTGTGATAGTGATGTAGATGGCATCAGGTTTAAAATTGGTAATCTTAAGACTGCAGTTCGTCTTCTTAAAAAAGATAATACAACTAGACAATGCTACATTCCTATTTGGTTTCCTGAAGATCTTACAGCAGCACTACAGGAAGAAAGAGTACCATGTACATTTGGTTGGCATTTCATGCTTCGCCATGGGAAATTACATTGCTCATATCATATGAGATCGTGTGATGCGGTACGGCATCTTCATAATGATCTATATTTTGCTAATCGATTAGCACTTTGGTTAATTGAAGAATGTAAATTAGATGCTATTCCTGGTACCTTACATTTCTCTAGTACATCATTACATTGTTTTGTTGTTGATCGCTATGCCCTCGGAAAATTGGTGAAATAATTATGTGTGGATTCATTGCCTCTAAAAATGTAGATCTAGATCTAAGCGAAGTTATAGATAAAATTAAATGGAGAGGACTTCCAGGATTTGAGGGTTACCTCACATTCACTGAAGAGAAAATGTATTTAGAGAAGGAACAATTTCAATTCGCTCATGTATCTTTACCTATGTCAAACCTAGACCCAAGTAAAGCAATACAACCAGTAATGATTGGAAATAATCCTAATCTATTTGTAGGTGAGATCTTTAATTATAAGGACTTTGGTCCATATGAAACTGACCAGGAAGCATGCTCTGATCTATTTTGGAAAGAGGGTTTGGACTTCTTTCACAACTTTGATGGTTTCTGGTCCTTTATCACAGAATTTGAGGGAAAACTCCTAGGGGTAACAGATTATCTTGGGCAAAAACCTATATACTATAGAGAAGATGTAGAAGTCCTTGCAAGTGAAATAGATGTTCTCAGAGAGTTTGGTCCAGTGACAGAGAATAAATTATTCTTATCCAATATGATGAAGTGGGGATATGATCCAAGTGGTCTAACCCCATGGAATGAAATAAAAGTAGTTCCACCCGGTCATTATTATCATGGTGGAGAGATTAAGAAATATTGGGATTGGTCACGTATAAAACCTGGTAATCTAAGAGAGGATCTAAGAAGATCAGTTCTTCTTAGATTAGGTGGGGTTAGAGAAGTACCTATGCTCTTAAGTGGAGGACTTGATAGTTCTATTATATATGGTTTAATAAAAGAAAGTGGTAGAGATATAGTTGCTCTTCATGTTGAAAATGGTGAAGAATCTTTTGCTGAATTGATTTGCAATGATCTAGTACGTGTACCATTATCTCTAGTAGGAGAGAGGGAAGCTATAGAGATTCATCAAAGTCCTGTTGATCTTGGTTCAGTAGGACCTCAGATTGCTATGGCACGTAAATTGAGGCAATTAGGATACTATAGTGTTATGACTGGTGATGGTGCTGATGAATTATTTGGTGGATATAGAAGAGCTGGTGATTATGATTCTCAGTATTCTGATATCTTTTGTGAATTACCATATTATCATTTACCAAAACTTGATAGGACTATGATGAGGTCTACTATAGAACTTCGTGCTCCATTCCTAGCTCCATCTATTATATCATATGCTTTGAATCTACCATGGTCTCAGAGAAATGGTATTAAGAAGGTTCTCATCGATACATTCTCTGATATAGTTCCCTCAGAGATTCTTAATAGAAAGAAGAGACCACTTAAGACAGATGCTATACGGTTGGATCCATTGGAAGTGAGAAAGAAAAATCTAGATATTTGGAGAGATATTAATGAATAGGTCTAATAGTGGTAAATGGGATGATAGATATATTGCTTTAGTTAAGGAGGTTTCTACGTGGAGTAAAGATCCTTCTTCAAAAATAGGATCTCTTGTAGTTTCCCCAAGTGGTTCAGTATTAGCACAGGGATATAATGGATTTCCTCGTGGTATTGCTGATAGGGTTGATAGACTTGAGAATAGGGAGATTAAGTATGATTATATGGTTCATGCCGAAATGAATTGTATATATAATGCTACATACAATGGAATATCACTCTTGAATTCTACTATTTACATTTACGGTCTTCCAGTTTGTCATGAATGTGCCAAGGCTATTATTCAGGTTGGTATAAAGCGAGTTGTTTCTATACAGACTAAGACCTTATCTAGTAAATGGGAGAAGAGTTGTAGTTTAGCTCTAAATTTATTTAAGGAAGCAGGAGTGGAGGTGACAGAGAAAGTTTACAATTAAGATAAATTGATATATAATACAATGGTAATACAATAAAATATAACGCATACAATAAAATATAATAGGAGACAATAATGGCTTTTAATGACTTAAGAAAAGGATCAATCAATAATTTGACTTCAGAGATCGAAAAGATTGCAGAGCGCAATCAATCATTCTCTAATGATGATGACAAATTATGGCGTCCACAATTGGACAAATCAAGTAACGGCTTCGCAGTACTACGATTTTTACCTGCACCTGATGGTGAAGATCTTCCATGGGTTCGTCGCTGGGATCATGGCTTCAAGGGACCAACAGGTAAATGGTACATCGAGAATAGTTTGACTACGATCAATCAGAAAGATCCTCTTGGTGAGGTTAACGCAGCTCTTTGGAATTCTGGTGTAGAATCAGATAAAGAAATTGCACGTAAACAGAAGCGTCGTCTTAATTACTACTCTAATGTATACATTGAATCTGATCCACAAAATCCAGGAAATGAGGGTAAAGTGTTTCTATTTCGCTATGGTAAGAAAATCTTCGATAAGATTTCTGAAGCAATGCAACCGGACTTCGACGATGAGACACCATTAAATCCATTTGATTTGTGGAAGGGTGCTTCTTTTAAATTGAAGATCCGTATGGTTGAAGGGTATTGGAATTATGATAAAAGTTCATTCGCTGAACCATCACAATTCAAATCATCGGATGAAGAAATGGAGGGGATTTGGAATCAATGTTATTCATTGGCTGAATTAGTTGCTCCTGATAAGTTCAAATCATATGATGAGCTTAAGAGGAAGTTAGATGATGTATTAGGTACATCATCGGCACCAGTGATACAATCATCACAATCACAAGAAGTTCAAGAAAAACCTCAATTAGAAACTGTAGCTTCAGCTGAATCAGATGATGCAATGTCTTATTTTGAGAAATTAGCAAACTCCTAAAAGTCTTGCTCTGAGAACATCATGGCGCTTTTATTCAAACTTCTGTTTGTTATATCAGTGTCGTGAGTGTTCTCTTTTTTAATTGTAGTATTATTATTTACTACAGATGATGTTACTAGATTATTCTGGGCAGAGGTCTTAGGTTCACTCTCGGAACCTCTAATCTTATTATCTAGACCCTTTTCCATAGCTGCTGATATCATATTATTCTTCTTAGTGATACCATTCTCACTCCTTGCTAGGACTGGACGAGGATCTTCCAGAGATGCATTGGGATTCACATCATTAGCACCAATTAGTTGTTTTTTAGAATTCATTATCCGCAAAATACCACGACCAGTATCATCACTCCAATCATCAAAACTTAATACCTTTTCTAGAGTACCATAATCTAATTTCTTAAGTGCTTGCCAATCCTTTACGACAGAGTTACCAATAACATTATAATCTACAGCACCGGCTCTAACCAAATCAGCAACAATATTACCTGGTTTTTTCTTTTTCTGATCAGACCCCTTGACTAGTTTATCTATTTCATTGAACTTACCGGCGGCAGCAGCAAAATTGTTGTCAGCTTTGGTGGACTTAATTAGCGCGTCTTCAACTTTCATATCAGCGACAGCTAGCTTATCCTGTGCAGATACTATTAGACTTTTAACTTCTTCTTTGGTAGCAACTCTAGCTCCATTTTTTCGAATGTTATCCTCAGCTCCAGGAACATTGTGTCTCCCATTAATCTTATCAGTCACTATTGATGTGCGACCATCTGGGTATATAGCCACTGCGGTTGCGCCTTCTAAATCACTTAAATCTCCTGATGCCCTTTGTTGCACATCAGTTGCCGCGTCCAATTCGTAATTTGCTTCCTCAACGTCATATTCCGCGGCTTGAAGTTCTTTCTTAGCCGCCTCTTGTTTGCCTCTATCTTCACGTTCCTCGGTGCTATCGCCACCAAAGAAAGAAGATACTGCATCATACATATCGGTTGGTAACAATGCTCTAGCTATCATTGGTAATAGATTCATAGGATTAAAGAATGATATAACTTCTTTAATAGCATTACCTACTGCAGAAAACATTCCTGATATAGCTCCCACCACCTTCGAGAACATTGACTTAACCCCGTCAAACATTTTTCCTACAAATGCAGTTATATCATCCCAATATGCAAACACGAGACCTCCTACTGCGAGACCTGCAAGTGCCGCCCATCCTATAGGGGTTGTAATAAAAGGCATTAAGAATTTGGCACCTAGAGATGATAGAAACTTACCTGCTTTACCGAATTTCTTCATTACATTGCCGATAATGCCTTTCAATCCTGATGTTGGGCTTTTCATCTTCTCCATGATTCCAGGTTTAGGTGCTTCGGTCATGCCTATTTCTGGTGAGGTACCCGGCGATGTAATTGAGGAACCGGAAGGACCATTAGCAGCCGCTGCCTCTTCAGAAGCACTCACTCTTTGATCTGCCTTCCATTGTACATTTTGTTGTCTTGTAAGACCCTCTATAGCATCTGCAGTATTAAGACCAGACGATTCAATAGCTTCGATTAAGAGATCTGATCCTTTATTATTGGATTCATCGCTTCCACCATCCCCTGGTGTAACTAGTGGTGAAGTAGAAGGTACTACTTCTGGACTTACTATTTTCTTCTTCAGAAGGTTTAATTCTTTTCTTTTTTCGATTAGTTCTTCTGCGGCTTTCTTCTCTGCAGCCATCTCCTTATCTTTCTCTTCGGCTACTTCTCTTCTTCTTTTAGCTGATATTAGGTAGGCGACTTTTTCTTGGGCTTTCTTCAGAAGAAATACTTTCATGAATCCAGCTGGGTCATAAAAAGCTTCTTGTGCTGCAGCTCGTCTTTTGTCCCATTCTTCTTCCTCGCCCCTTATTTTTTGTTCTTCTCTTGCCTTGATATCTTTCTGGGCTTCCTCATAATCCTTTAGGGCTTTCTCTCTTTTCCCTAGAATTTCTTTAGAGCGAGCAAATTCCTCAAGGTCTTTCTTTCTTTTTTCACCAAGTTCCTTAATACTCTTTTCTATATTCTTTATAGATCTTTTTTCCTTTTGTGCCAAAAGAATACTAGACTCCTTGAGCGCAATTTGTCTTTCATATTCCGCATTAATCTCTTGCTCGGCTTCTAATATGTCTTTTATATCCATGACTTTACCCTTCTTTCGGTGCTTATAGTTTGTTAATTGTTTATAGTGCTTTAAGTGCTTTAAGTGCTTTAAGTGCTTTAAGTGCTTTAAGTGCTTTAAGTGCTTTTGGATCGTTTTTCGTTTTCTTTTTCAATATAGTCTGTTAATAGTGCAACGTAAATATCTCTTTCCCATGGTATCATATTTTCAATATCACTTAAACTATAATTATGATGTTGCATCATTGCGAAGTTGGTCCTCAAATATGATCCTAAATTGTTATGGGAAAGAGCTATTAGAAAAAAGAATCTAGTCCCTCAAGTCTGACAGAGGACTTCTCAGAGGTTTTAGGATTTGTAACCTCTACATCTAAATGCACTCTAGGTATATTATCAAAAAACTCTATAACTTTATTTAATTGTCCTTGTGTCATAGATTCGATGAAGGACTTTAAATCCTCTTTACTAAAATCTTTAGGGTCATAAACTGATTCACCATCAAATATAGATTCAATACTATCACTAAGTACATCAACTAAATCATTTGCATTAGAGGTACTTATACTAGGATATTTTAATGTTACACCCACGAGATCATCTAATTTAATGACATTTGCATTTTTCTTAGGTCTTGAGCATTTAATATCCTCAAGATTAATGGTGACATCGACATACGTGATTCCGTCATCTGGACATAGTACTTTAACTTCTGCACTTTCCCCAACACTTTTAGCTCTTAATTGTAGGAATAGATACTCTATATCAAAAACAGGCATATTTCGTGCATTTAATTTAGAGAATGTGCAATTTTCAATAATTTGGGAGATAGCTAATATTCTCTCTTCCTCTTCCCCTGTTTCATTTGCTATCATTAATAGTTTTTCTTCTTTAACTAAGAATGATCTGTATTTAATTTTTTTACCTGAAGATGGTAATTTCAACTCATATGTTGGTGCCTGTAACTTTGGTAAAGCCATAATATCGTGCCTCTATTTATTTGTGAATGAATCCCAATGTGTATAATGAAAAGTAACTGATATCTTCTGTAGTTGATTTGCGGTACCCCAATCTAATGTCATCGGTGCGATAGACTTAGGATATACGTTATATAATTTTGTTTTATAAGTCCAGTCTGTGTCCTCAGTCAACTTACTAGAATCTAATGTTCTCTTTAATTGATATATTTCTATATCAGTAACATAATTATTATAGTAATGCGGTTGGCCCTTTGACTTATGATATGTTAACTCAATCCAGTCGTCAAAAAACTTCTTTTGAAACATATCTTCATGCACATAGAATGACGCACTTTGTGTTGCATATGCTACATTCTTAACTACTTCATAAGAAAAGTCTGATGCCACTGCACCAGATAAAGGTATTGTAGCAACGTCAGGGAGGGTTGTACTATCACAGAGCATACTCACACCATGAAGTGCATTAGAAGCAAAGGTATTGTTAAAAGTACCGGTGCCAGAAGTATTAATAGATGCTGGTAGTATCTTTAATCTAAAGTGTGATGTCCTCGAGAAATCGAATGTGCTATTAGTAATAAACTCATCCAACTTGGCACGGCGACCAAGCTCTTCTTTCGCACCAAAGAACTGATCATATAGGTTGCCTAGACTTTCTATACCCCCGTATACTTGAGACCCTATACTATACCCTTTTGTTAATATTGACATATCTATCCTATCATTTTTCTTGAGTCAGAATGAACTTTAGATGCCCTTGCACCCTTGAATCTTGCAGTTGGTAGAAATGCTGCTATCTCCCACAGATCTGCAGGTATCATTTTTATTTCAGATTCTACTTTATGTATCAAATAATGCTTGAAACATGGACGGAACATATTCATGCTACTTGAGGATCGAAGTAGCTCATAAGATGCTTTAAACTTAGTCCCTTCATCAAATCGTTTATTATTAGTTATAGTCATCAGCTGATCGAGAAACTTAGCTCTTAGAGGGAGTGGTAGGTAATGGAGATTTAAACCATAAAATCCCTTAGGAGCTTTATCAACCATTATAATTAATGGAAATCTATCATAGTACGGCAAAGTACTCTTATGCTTAGGATCATAGAAATACGTATACATACGCCCAGGACCAGGTCGAGTACGATACTCCAATTGCGGATCAGAAAGAAGATCATCAGCTTTCATGCGCGTACCACTCAATTGATTGCGAAACCAATCTCGAGATCTCTTAGTCTGTGCGGGGATCTGCTTCTTGTAGGCAGCAGCTTGTAATTTGTCGAATAGTGATTCCATAATACTATTTATATCATTATTACTTGATACCTAAATCCCTCTCATCAAGGACTTTAAATTCCCATCCCTTCTTTTTACACCACATCTCTGCAGCTTCCCATTTAGCCTGATTGGTGACATAGGTTCTCGCTTCCTTTATATATCTAGCTCTATTTTTATTCTTCCGAGGTGGGGATCTTTCCTTTCGAGGTTTAACTTCAATTAAATATTTTTTTATATTATTCTCTGAATCTTTTATTTTAGCATAAAAATCAGTATAATATCTATGAAACTTCCCATCAAGTGGAGAGAGATATGGTATAACTATCTCTTCAGAATTCCATTCTATAATAGATCTATTATTATCTAAATAATTCATCATCTTCAATTCCCATGAAGATCTATATGTAATGTTATCTCTATTCCCTACATATTTGATAGGATTCTTCAGTGTATATTTTCCTTTATAATAATTTCCCATCTCATTATTTATTATAAATAATTACAATATACTAATTAAGTACTTTTAGATAACTCATGGCTAATATACGCATCACTAATAAATTTGATGAAAATGGACTGGTTACCGCGGTTAAGCGTGGTACTTCAGATATTACAGATCAGGGTCAAATACTCGATACTACTGGAGATGGGGGAAAAGGTGCATTTAAATTTAACACATCTATGATAGCTTTTCCTAGAAATGTCGATTCATATCCAACGTGGGTTAAATATGAAATATTAGAATACCTACCTATAGGCTCTAAGGCTGGTACTTCTCGTAGTAAATCTTCTCACATGTCCATCAATGTAGCGAAAGTCTTTAAAGGTATAATCGGACTTAGTGAAGAGAATCAATTTGAGATTACAGAGGATCAATCATGGAAACTAGAAGCTGCTGGTGGTATGATCGATCAGACAGTAAAGAATGTAACTGGGAATCTTGCTGATGGAAACTTTAAAGGTGCTTTGGGCGCAGTCGGGGATGGGGCCTCGAAAATTCCAGGCACTCTCCAAGATTTAGGGTCAAAGGCCGGTGCATCTATCTCAGGTGCTCTGACTGGAGTTGCTGTAGTTGATAAAATGGCATTAAAATATGACGGTCCTGGTGGTCCACGATCATTCTCAATGACTCACACCTTTGTACCTAGAAGTGCAGAGGAGAGTAAAGCTGCTCGGGATATTATTAAGCTTTTTAGGACGTCAAGTTCCCCAGCACTTCATAGAGGTGCAACAGAGGGGTCAGGAAGTGCTTACACCTCCTACGATTTTCCAGATTTATTTCGGGTTACTAGAATGGCTGGGTCTAATGCAAATCCTCATTATCCACTCTATGATCTATGTTATTGTAAATCTGTCAATGTTAAGTATGGGGATGAGAGGGGTACTACATACGAAGAAGATAGTAGTCCTATATCCTACACAATAACATTATCATTTGAAGAAATATCTATACAAAATAGAAAATTAATAGAAGAGGGTTATTAATATGTTTTTTAGTATGCACCCATCCATTAAATATGGGGAAGACACAGTCATCGATATTTTCCGAAAGGTTGCACCTCTTCCTAAAATCTTGTCTGACTCTGTTGGACTAATGCGATATGATATAGAAGATGGAGATACACCGGAGCTTCTAGCTTATAAATTATATGGGTCAGTAGAATATCACTGGGTATTACTTCTTGTTAATAATATCATTAATGTTGGGGAAGATTGGCCAAAATCAGTTAGGGAATTCAATGAATATGTATATGAAAAATATGGATCAGTAGCCCTCGCTGATGCTACTCATCACTATGAAGATGATGATGGTGATGTGCTAAGTGTGGTAACTAATTATCCTGTTAGTAATTATACATATGAAGAGAGAAAGAATAATGATAAGGCGTCTATATTAATTTTAAAACCAGAGTATCTTGAAGATTTCGTAGAAGAATATAAAGTATTAATATGACAAACGTAACAACTCTTCTTGAGGATCTGAGGAATAACAATGAACTTCAAGAGCCAGGTCAATTTAAAATATATTCATGCGTCCTGACCACTAAGGCAGGTGTTCTAAATATATTATCCATGATAGAGGGACTTAATCTCTATGAATCTATATTCAACAATTTTCTGACCGGTGATATAACTATATTAGATAGAGATAATGCTCTTGAGGAATTCCATTTGTCTGGGACAGAACCACTCTACCTAGAATTTGGGACAAAGGGCTCGGAACATCGGATTAAAGTTAACTTAATATTATCCAAGATAAAGAATAAAGAGAAGATCAATCTTCATAGTATAAGATATACATTAAATCTTATACCACAAGAATTTCTTAATAATGCTAGAGTAAAAATCTCAAAATCATTTGAAGGGAATTATTCTGATATGGTTAGGGATATATACACTGATTATCTGAGCGCTGGTGAACCTCTTTGGCTTGAGGAGGTTAAAAGTAATAATAGGTTGATTATACCAAATAAGAGTCCCATTGATGCTATTAATATGGCGTCTCAATTTGCCATTTCATCTAATACGACGAATCCAGATTTTCTTTTCTTTCAGAGTACTAAATCATTTCATTTTAGATCTATGGCGGAAATGATATATCTAGATGGGATTAGACCAGAGGGCATTGTATTCAGGGTAGAGCCAAGTCAACCAGGGGTAGGCGCTCCTATAGAGACTAGAGCTACTAGGGCACTTAACTTTGAAGTAAAATCCGATACAGATATATTGAAGCACACCGCATTAGGAACATATGGATCCACTTTACTAAAGCATGATATTAGATCTAAAACGTGGAGTACTAGTACCTGGGGTTATCACAATCAATTTGAAGAAGATGCGGATCAGATTAAGGTTAATGAATTCCCATTAACTCCAGATGGTCCTGTGGATGAAGATGGGAATAATATGTCAGCATTTCCAGATTCATATTATAATATGGTAAGTGGATCTGGTAAATATGCTTATCAAATCACCGAGGGGCTTAATCAATTTGAGAAATTGAATTACAAAGAAACCCTTCTTCAAAGAAAAACATCACTTAATAGTATGAATATCCAGAGGGCACAGGTTTCAGTGCCTGGGATTAGTGGTCTTCAAGCTGGTGATATAATTGGCATTAAAGTAGACGGACTACATTCTGAGAATGAAAGACTTTCTGGAAAATGGTTAATTGAAAGCGTTGCTCATCAAGTTGGGGAGAAATACTATTGCTCACTCATGATTATCAGGGATTCTGTTAAAAGTCACATGATGGATTATAAACCTTTGAATTATAGAGACTCCTCACCTAAAGTTATTATTGCTAGTCCTACTGGGTCTTCAAATAAAGCATAGCATAAAAAAAGGGGTGAATTAACACCCCTTCCATTCCTATACTATTTCTATATTAGATAGTAGTAATAGGATTCATCGATGTGAAGTAGTTATAAGACCATGTTACAGCAAATTCTTCTACTGCATCATTAGAGTCATAACCTAGATCAATTGCACCGATAGAGGTAGGCCAAATCCCAAAGAAGTTATAGGATTTTAATCTACTGCCATTTCTATCAAGTTGATGAACTTCAGCTGAAGATTGATATAATAATGGATTAGTTACATTAGTTGCTTCAATTAAAGTTCTATCCATACCATCAATCCATCTTTCAACTGCGTTACGAATATCGAAATCAGTGTCATTGAATAAGGTTGTTTCCCAATCTTCGTATGTTCTTTCACCAGCAACTTTCATAGTTCTACCACGATATGGTACTTCAACTGCTGCAATTGTGGATCCGGGTAGTGATGCTGCTTTACAAAGATATGTAAATTTTCTACCAGCTTGACCAGCCATTGCGATGGCCGGAAAGTTCATGATTACTTCGAACTGATTAGCTCTAGCACCGCCGCCTGTTAAGTTTGCTTTAAATAGTTCTATATTAGCCATTTTACGCTCCTACCTCTGAGAATGACACACCAGTTCTGGTAGCCACAAAAGTTAAAGTGATAAAGTTAATAGAACGAGCAGGCTTGATATAGATGTCAGCACGGAATTCGTTACGATCAATAACATCACCAGTATTATTTGATGTGTCACAAACTACTTTGAAATCTGTAATACCCCGTCTTCCCTGAACATCTCTTAAGAAAGGCTCAGTCATTGCTACAAAATTCGAACGAGTGATATCATCGT